GTTCAACGACTATCCTGAAGCGGTGTCGAACAACGCGAAACGTGGAATCGAATTGAATCAAAAGAATGGGAACAAATGTGCAACGCGTGTCGGTCGTTTACGTGCGACTACATTGGCGAACCGGGACACCGTATCGTTGCAAGTCATCAAAAGAATGTATTCGTATTTATCACGCGCCGAAGCTTATTATAATGAAAGCGACACATCCGCTTGTGGCACGATTTCATTCTTGTTATGGGGTGGCAAAGCTGGACTTCGTTGGTCGGAATCGAAGTTAAAAGAACTTGGTGAAATCTAAATTTTCGAACAACTTTACATAATATAAAAACACAAATATGAACGCTTACGAAAAAGTAATGAACGAACTTGGAAAAATCAAGTCAATGTTCGAAACGGCAAACGAAGAAAATGTTCAAGAAACATTTGAAACGGCAACTTTATTAGACGGTGAAACGACCATTGAATTCGAAACGCTTGAAGCTGGTCAACAAGTTTTCATCGTGACCGACGAAGGTCGAATTCCAGCACCCGAAGGAACACACGCGCTTGGTGGCGATTACATGGGTGTGACAATCGTGGTTGACGCTGACGGATTTATTTCCGAAGTTATGGACGAACGAGGAACTGAAGAAGAAGCACCGATTGAAGAAGCACCAATCGCGGAATCAATGAGTGCTGAAGATATTGAAGCAATCGTGAATGGAAAACTTTCAACGTTGACAACTACTTTCGAAGCGGTTGTTGAAACTTTGAAAAGTATTTCCGAAGATAGCGCTTCACTTCGAAACGAAATTGCTACGTTGAAAGCTGACTTCGAAAGCTTCAAGGCAATGCCGTCGAACGAAACAAAAGAAGGTGAAAAGTTTTCACGGGTTGGCAACCTTACAGCTAAACAACAATTTTTGAAACAATACAAAAACCTATAAAAAATGTCTATTAAAAAGTACGTAAAATCGAATTTCGATTACAATGTCGTTGGTCTTCAACCATACGTTGACGAACAACGCGAAGATTTAATTCACCGTTCCGTAACTGAAGCGCAAACACTTCAGTACATTGCGATTCAACAAGGAATCAAAGGAAGTGAAGAATTAAAATTATTGAATGATTCAATCGTTTATCAAACGGGTGATTGTTCAATGTCACCAGCTGGTGACACCGTGTTCACGGATCGTGCGATTTCCGTTGAAACAATCGGTTACTTGAAAAGATTTTGTCAAAAAGACCTTGCTGGATTCTGGACGCAACTTGCGCTTCGTCCGGGTGCAATGGCTGAAGACAAGACGTTGCCATTCGAGCAAATTCTAATCAACTACTTATTAGAGTTACACGCTTTCGAATTAGAGAAATTAATCTGGCAAGGTAACAAAGCTTCAGGAACTGGAAACTTGGCGTTCATGAATGGATTCAATCAATTCTTAACGGTAGCAAACGGATGTGTTGACTTGAACACTTCAGGTACTTCGTCAATCGACGCAACCAACGCGTTCGATATTTTCTACGAAGCGTTTACAAACACACCTTCAAACATCGCTGAAGGTCAAGATTTCATTTGTTTTACTGGTCGTGAAAACTTCAACTTCTTATTAAAGAACTTGGTTGACTTGAACTTGTACAACTACAATCCGACACAAATCGCGACTTTGAGCGAATTGCTTTTACCGGGAACAAACATGCGTGTTGTTAAAGTAAACGGATTGAACGGAACGACTAAGATTTACACTGGTCGCGCTTCACATTTCTTCTTCGGAACTGACTTATCAAGCGACTTCGAATCTTACGATTTATGGTATTCTTTCGACGACGATGTGATTTATTTACGTTCTAAATTCCGCGCTGGTGTTCAAGTACCTTTCTTGAACCAAGTGGGAACATACGAAGGTTTATAATCAAACAAAATTAACGGCGCGTTTCGGCGCGCCATTTGTTAAACTTAAAAAAATAAAAGAACCATGTCTTGTAATATGACAACGGGGTACAACGACAGAACATGTACCAACGGAAAAGGTGGAATCAAAAGTGTGTTGTTGTTTCCTTTGGGTGCGACTTCAGGCGCGGTTGTTTCTGGCTCAAACGAATTGACTTCTTTGACGGTAACTGGTGAAACATTCCTTTACAAATTAAAGTCAAACTTATCAAGCTTCACCGCACCAGTTCGCGTTGACAAAAATAACGGAACGCTTTGGTACGAACACGAATTGTCAATGATCCTTGCAAGTGATTCAAAAGAATTGCGTGCTGAAATTCACTTACTTGCACAAAACGAATGTGTTTGTTTAGTGGAAAACGCTGACGGGACAATCGTTGCGCTTGGTCTTGGCGAAGGTCTTCAGGTTGCTGACGCTAATGAATACACTTCAGGTGTGCTGAAAAGCGACCGAAAAGGTCACGTGATTGTAATGCGTGGAATGGAAAACGACGAAGTTCCAGATGTGAACGCGACGCTTTACGCAACCTTGTTAGGTCAACAATCGCCTTCAATCTAATTTTAACTACCACAATTTTAAGGGGATGGGCGTTGTCCCGTCCCTTTTTTTTGTTTAATTTAGTCGCATGGAAATAAAAAAAGAATTTATCGGTTGCAAATGTTGGTCGCCAACTATGCAACGATACGTCAAAATTGAAGCGGACAAAGGTGAACTTTATTTGTCACTTGGAATCCTTGACATTTACGAATTTGAGAAACCGAACCTTGTAAAAAAAGACAATGTTAAAAATACAAAAAAACGGAACAACACCGCTGGTGGTAACGGTGACGGAATTGACGACAATACCGAATCCGAATTACTTGTTTGAATTCATTCATGAACAATCGTTCAACACACAAACGTGTGTCTTGACGAACATTTCACAAGGCGTTCCAAGATACGATGAATTTGTCTTGATTGACGGCGTCGATGTGTCTTTCATTTACGACGGCTTTTATATTTACAACATTTACCAACAATCTTCACCAGCGAACCTTGATCCAGCGCAATCACAAGGACTTGTCGAAACGGGACGCGCGCATGTGATTGAAGCGGATTCACCGTCTTACGAATACGATTCACCGATTTATTTCAACATATATGAATAACAAGCTTACGTCCTTATCATTTCGCAAGGACTTTCAAAAACCTGAAGAAGAAAAAGACCGTTCACTCGGATTCACGAAGTGGGGTAAAAAGAACGACTATCCGTTTTTCTTGGTTGACCTTTACAATGGTTCGGCTTACCACCAAGGAATCATAAAAAACAAAACATTCTACATTGCTGGTGGTGGTCTTGAAATCGTTTCAGGAATGGTTCAACCATTCATCGACAACAAATGGTCGGACTTCGACATGAACGAAATCGCTGAACGAATGGCGTTCGACCAAGAATTGTTCGGTGGCTTTGCAATCAAAGGAACGTGGAACAAGGAACAAACGAAGGTTGTCATGTGGGAACACATTCCGCTTGACATGATTCGCGCGTCGGTTGATGAAAGAACTTATTTTATATCTGACGACTGGCTGGCGTTGAATCAATCACCTGAAAAAACGAACCTTCGAATCTTACCAGCTTACGACAAGGACAACCGAACTGGTTCGTTCATTCTATATTACAAAGAACCACACTTGAAAGGTCGAAAAGAATTAGGTGTTTATCCGAAGCCGTCTTATTATGGTGGAATCACGGCGATTCAAACGGACGTGGACATTTCAAAGTTCCACATGTATGAATTGCAAAACGGATTCAAGTCGGGAACGCTTATCAATTTTCCTTCAGGTTATCCAGAAACAACCGAAGAATTGAATCGATTGAAGGACAATGTCAAAGGTCGTTCACAATCCGTCGAAGACGCTGGAGAAATCATTTTGACATTCTCAAATGGCAAAGACGAAGCGCCTGAAGTGTTGTCATTGAATGGCAACAACTTGGATCAACGTTATTTGGCGACTGAAAAAAGCGTTCAACAAAACATTCTTGTGGCGCATGCAATCACTTCACCGCAACTTTTCGGTGTGAAGGTTGACGGTTCATTCAATTCAGCGGAATCGGACGACTTATTCAACATTTTCAAGGCGACTTATGTGAACACAAAGCAAAGACGAATTGAATGGATGTTGAATTTAATGCTTGAACTTGGCGGGTACGTTGGCGAAGTTAAACTTCGTGACGTTGAACCGTTACCAAAAGACGCACCAGCTACACAAGCACCAACAACCGAAGGACAACCAGCAACCGAAGCAGTTGACGTTGCTAAAAGCGCGTTGAATGGCGCACAAATCGCGTCGTTGATTGACGTGGTTGCGAAGATAAAAGAAGGAATCTTGACGCCGAATTCAGCGCTTTCAATCTTGTTAGCTTCATTCCCTACCATTGACGAAGCAACCGCGAAGCGAATTGTCGGATTGCCAGCGACAACGCTTTCAATGTGCAAACATGATTCATTCAGCAACGATGAAATAAAAGTGTTCAGCGAATTCGGTGAATCAAATGAAGATTACATTGTGCTTGGCAACGTTCCGATTGAATGGAACACACCAGACGAAGAAGTCAAGCAAAGACATGAACAACTTTTCGAAACGATTGGTCGAATAACTGGAACGACAACGGGGGGAAAGTAGACGGGGACGGCGAATCCCCGAATTTCGAAATTCGCTATTCTTATCGGACGCGTCCAAACGTTCCCGAACCGATTACGCAATCACGCGCGTTTTGTGAAAAAT